TACATGAAGAATCTAATAAGGTAAGACATTTAGGTGATAGAAATATATATTCTCATGGAGCAAGGAAATATGTTACAAATATGAAAAATCACTTAAATAATAAAAAATAATTTAAAGGAAAAATTAACGATGTTTTAAGTGTCCCACGTTTTTATTTGGAAATACTATAAATTAAAGGGTTTTTTAGCATTTTTTAGATTATATTTTTTTGAAAACTTTTGTTTGTTTTATCGCATTATATAAAGAAAGAATTATTTTTCATGAGTAAATACGATCAATTTATAAGACCAGTTCAAATTCAATTGAATAAAAAAAAAGAGTTTGCTTTTCAAAGACTTATAGATGATGATTTTGATTATTTTTCCAATGGTAAAAAAGATGACCTTATTCTTATCACCAATAAAAGAGATCAAGATGTTCATATAAGTCCATTTACATCTAATAATCAAGAAAGTGTTCTCAAAATTACAAAATCTGATGTAAACGTTTCAGGAAATGCAAATGTTGATGGAGATTTGAATATATCTGGATATATTAATGGATCTAATGGTTTGAAAATAGATAATCAAGAAGGTATAGATGCATCAGATGGATTTTTATTTTTTAAATCCAAAAACGAAAATGATTTAGATGCCGTAGCTTATATACATGAAAATGGATTATTTGTGGGAGGAAAACTTCATGTCAATATGGACTTTCCTAAATATGATTTAGATGTAGGAGGAGATATCGGAAGCACACATAGTATTTTTATTGGAAGAAATATGTTAAATCAAAGAACTAAGCCTATCGATTACAAACCCATTTATTCATGGGCAAGTCATCCTTATTCCGGTATGTATAATATTCATTCACCAGAAAAACATGGTATAGGATTTGATGTAGAAAAATCATTAAGAATGAGTATCATGCAAAAAAACATAAATTTTTATGATACAAATAATAATTTAATAGTAAGCATCGATGATGATGGATTAGCATCAAGTAAAAATATACAAACATCTGAATTACGCGTCGAAGATAAAATTGTGTGTCAAAATATGACTTGTTCGAATTTGTTTAGAACAGAAAGTATTCGCGCATCGAGTTACATTAGTACAGACAATTTATACGCTCAATATATTACAGGAATTGAAAATATTATTGGAATAAAAACTATAGAAACACCTATTTTACATGTAAATGAAAATATTTATTCATCTAATGTGACTATTACGGGAGATTTAATTATGCCTCAGTTATTAGGCATACAAAGTCCTGGATTTGTTTTTGCAAAAGATATTGATGAAAATAAAGAAGAAAGTTTAGCATCTGCTGTTACTTATATACATGAAAATGGATTATTTGTAGGAGGAAAACTTCATGTCAATATGGATTTTCCTAAATATGATTTAGATGTAGGAGGAGATATCGGAAGCACACATAGTGTTTTTATCGGACGAAATCTTTTTACAAATAATAAAGGTAAAAATCAAGGATATAAAGCTATATATTCTTGGGCAGATTATCCAAAAACGGGTATGTATCATTCTAAAAAAATAGAAAATGATAAACTTGTGACAGGTATAGCTTTTGATATAGATTCATCTCCTAAAATGGAAATTATGAAGAAAAATGTTGTATGGAGAGATGAAAACCAAAAACTCATTTCTATTTTAGATGATGAAGGAACTTTAGAACTTTATGGAAATCTAAAATCAAGAAAAGATATTTTAACTTTATCAGATATTCGTAAAAAAGAAAATATTAAATGTATAGAAAATGTTTCTGAAAAAATAGAAAAATTACATGGATACTCCTTTAATTTTAAAGAAGATTTACAAAAAAAGAAAAAATTAGGTTTACTTGCTCAAGAAATTAAAGAAATTTTACCTGAAGCTGTCACTGAAGATAATGATGGATATCTTTCTGTTTCTTATAATGCTATTATACCTGTGATGATCGAATATATGCATGAAATAAGCGATAAAATGAAAAATATTTTAAATGAAGTAAATGTTTTGAAGGAAAAAATAGAAAAAAATTGAAATGATATAAGGAAAAAAATATATTTTAAAGTAGACTTTTGATTTATTTTTGTATATTCTTCTTCTTATTCTTCTCCTTTTAAGATATGAATTCTTCAAAAAGTAATCAAAAAGAAGAAAATAGTGATGAATCGATAAAAACCCAAAATACATCTACCTCCTTTTATATGAAAAAACCAACATTAGATAAAGAAGATTTAGAATTGGCTACGAATAAACTTTTCAGTCGCCATTTTAAAGAAAATCGTGGACGTGAGTTAGTAAAACATCATTTAGATTCTTATAACAATTTTATATCTGAGAAGATAAATCATATTTTTGATGGATTTAATCCTGTTGAAATTACACACCAATATCTTCCTGAATTATCTGAACTCCATGGTGTTCCCATGTTTAAGTATTATATGAACATCAAGATGCACAACTACAGCATCACAAAACCTCTTATTCACGAAAAAGACGGTAGTACAAAAGTTATGATGCCTATCGATGCTAGAAATAGGAATCTTACATATTCTTCTCCCATGACTATTGATATGGTTATTGAAACACGTACTTTTGATGAAGAAAAACAAGATTATGTCAACGATAGAAAGTATATGAATAATATCCCGCTAGGACATCTTCCTGTAATGGTTGGATCGCGTTATTGCAATTTGAATCTAGATCCTGGCTGCCGAGATGAATGTCCTTATGATTTATTGGGTTATTTTATCATTAACGGAACAGAAAAGGTAATTATTCCACAAGATAGGATTGCAGAAAACAAAACATGTGTATTTATCAACAACAAAGATCCAGCTTATTCTTATATCGCTGAGATCCGTTCTGTTCAAGAAAACAAATTTAGCGTTCCAAAGACGACTACATTAAAATTGTCTAGTAAACCTAATCAATTTGGTCATTATATTCGATGTAATATTCATCACATCAAGTATGATATTCCTTTATTTGTACTTTTCCGTGCTTTTGGTATTGAGAGTGATAAACAAATTATTGAATACATTGTTTATGATCCTGAAGATCCAAGTAATGAGGATATTCTAAAAGAATTGGTAGGAAGTGTGGAAGAAAGTAACAGAATTCTTTACAAAAGAGAGGCGATGGAATTTCTTCTTCATCATATGAATATTAATGGTTACCCGAAAGAATACTTGGGAAACAAAATTAAACGTATGGAAATTTTAGAAAACATTTTGAAGAATGAGTGTCTCCCTCATGCTGGTGAATCTTTACACAAAAAAGCATTATATTTAGGATATATGGTCAACAAACTCTTGAAATGTTCAATTGGAAAAATGGTTTTGGAAGAAAGAGATTCTTATATCAACAAAAGGATCGATACGCCTGGAATTCTATTGGCCAATTTATTACGTCAGTATTATGGTAAAGTCATCAAAGAGATGAAGAACATGGTTCAAAAAGATATCAAAAATACTGTCTCACAAAACGTCAAATTTCAAAATGCCATCAACCGCGTAAACATTCCAAAATTAGTGAAACCGACAACCATCACAAGTGGACTCAAGTTTAGTTTGGCCACAGGCAATTGGGGTATCAAAAACAACAAAACAAAAAGCGGTGTTGCCCAAGTTCTCAATCGTCTTACTTATAATGGCACCGTCAGCCATATGAGGCGTATAAACACACCTATCGACAAGACTGCCAAGTTAGTGCAACCGCGTAAATTACATGGAACGCAAATAGGTATCATTTGTCCTGCGGAAACTCCTGAAGGTGTCTCTGTTGGACTGGTGAAAAACATGTCTATTATGAGTTCTATCACTATCAATTCCAACTCTATGCATTTGCGTGAATTATTGAATCAAATTGAAGGTATGCAAATATTTAACGGAGATAATATCTATATATTTGCGAATCAATCTACAAAAATAATAGTGAATGGTGATTTGGTGGGTGCACATATGGAGCCGTTTAATGTGTATAGTATTTTGAAAAAGTTCAAGAGAAAGGGTGTGATAAATGTTTTTACAGGTATTACTTGGAACATTGCTCAATCTGAGATATGTATAAATACTGAAGGTGGTCGATTTGTGAGACCGTTTTATATTGTAGACAACTTTGAAAATGGTCAGGATATTCGTTTGAAAAGAAGTATGATTCGTAAAATCATGCATGGAGAAATGACTTTGACGGATTTGGTGACAAATAATCAGCAAAATGATATGTCTACAGATGATATCGAGGATGATAGTGTGATAGAATATTTGGATGTAGAAGAAGTGAATACAGCGATGATTGCCATGAAATACGAAGATCTTCAGAGCGGTTTCAAAGGTGCTATGTATCCCATTCGTTATACGCATTTGGAGATGGATCCTTCACTGATGATGGGTGTCATGGCCGCGAGTATTCCGTTTTCTGATCACAATCAGGCGCCTAGGAATTGTTATCAGTCTTCTATGGCAAAGCAAGCGATTGGAGTATACAGCACAAAATTCCGTCACCGCTATGATACGATGGCCCATGTGTTGAACTATGGTCAAAAGAGTATTGTCACGACACGTCCGGCAAAATTAGTAAACGCGGATGAGTTACCGAGTGGTGTGAATGCAATTGTGGCTATTGCGACTTATACGGGATATAATCAGGAGGATTCATTGGTGATGAATCAGTCGGCGGTGGATCGTGGTATGTTTCAATCGACATACTATAAGACGTATAAGGAACAAAATAACAAGAATCACTCGACAGGTGAGGAGGAGTTCTTTTGCCGACCTGATGGAAGGAAGACGATAAAAATGAAGCCCTATAATTATGATAAATTAGGTCCAGATGGTTTTGTTCCTGAAAATACGTTTGTGGAAACGGGTGATATAATAATGGGTAAATGTATGCCACAAAAACAGGGTGATGTGATTTTGAACAAAGATGCGAGTGTTTTGATTAAAGATAATGAACAAGGTTTTATCGATAAAAATTATTATAACGAAAAATACTTTGGAAATATTAACGGAGATGGATATACATTTGCCAAAGTTCGTACGAGAAGTGATCGTATTCCATCAATTGGTGATAAATTTAGCAGTAAAATGGGTCAAAAAGGTACGAATGGTATTCTCTTGCGTGAAGAAGATATGCCATTTACCAAGGATGGTATTCGTCCTGATATTATCATTAACCCCCATGCGATCCCATCACGCATGACAATTGGACAGTTGGTTGAATGTATTATGGGTAAAGCATGTACTGTATTGGGAACATTGGGTGATGGTACACCTTTTACTGATCTTTCTGTTGAAGATATCGCGCAAGCATTGGAAGATAATGGGTTAGAAAGATATGGAAATGAAATTATGTATAATAGCCAGACCGGCGAGCAAATGAAAACAGATATCTTTATCGGTCCTACTTTTTACCAAAGATTGAAACATATGACTCAGGATAAAATCCATTCTAGAGGATCTAATGGTCCTGTTGTATTACTGCACAGGCAACCATCCGAAGGGAGATTAAGAAACGGCGGTTTAAGAATAGGTGAAATGGAGACTAATTGTCTCATTTCACACGGTATATCAGCGTTTATGAAAGAAAAATTAATGGAATGTTCTGATAATTATCGTGTTTTCATTTGTAAAAAATGTGGTATGATAGCATCCGTCAACCCTTCAAATAATGTATTTAATTGTACATATTGCAAAAATACGACTAATTTCGCGGAATCAAGAGTACCTTATGCGTTTAAATTGTTTATGCAAGAAATTCAAACAATGTCTATTGGAACAAAATTTATTTGTTATAGTCCGTACACTTAAGAATGTTACAATTTTTTTTAATATTTTTTCTTTTTTTATAATGAAAAATGCACATCATTGAT